TGCTGCGCTGCAATCCCATAACCTTGGGCAGTATTCTGAGCGACAGCAATGTTATTGATGAAAGCCTTACTTGCACGCCTTTCGTACAGTGCAAAGAGGGCGTCTATATTACCACCCTCTGCAAGCTTTTGACGTATAAACTCTGTTTGAGCAAACTCAGACTTAGTAAGGTTATTTCCCAGACCTTGGATAGCTACAACTGTATTGTAGTCAGCACCAGCAGCATAAGCTAGTTTAGCATTCTGCTGTTGGTTCCGCTTGAGATCTGCTTCCTGATATTGACCATACAACTCAAAAGCAGATTTAGAGAAAGCACTAAGTTGCTTGTAAGTTTCTGCACTTTGTGCTGCAGCAACCTTATCGTTTTGAGTTTGGATCTCGTTATCACGACGGAGAGCATCTAGATATGCCTGACGGTTTTCAGTCTCAAGCTTAAAGTTTTGTTCACGTTGATTCTCTTCTACACCTTGTGCAAGCTTTTGTGCTTGTAGGTATAGATTTTGTTGTCTTTCTAAAGACGCCTGAACCCGCTCTTTACCACGAATGGTGCGGGCTGTTTCTTCTTTAATTTTACCAGTTTGATCAGGGGCTTGGATCTGGTAATCCCTAAAGCTACCCTGCTGTGCAAAGCTTTTAAATTTTGACATAGGTTAGGTTAAGGATTAACTGAAAAATTGTGTACCGGCAGCAGCGATACCCATCTGGGTTGCTGTACCTGTAGCTGCTGAAGCACCAGCGGTCAGACCTGCAGCGACAGCACTGCCGACTTTAGTTACTGCTGCAGCAAACAGGTTTTCTTGGTAAGCAATCTCCTTCATAGGCTTAGGCGGTTTCTTAGGCTTATACACATCTTGATACTCAGGACGCGGCAGTGCAATCGGTATAGGCATAGGTGGTGCGATCTCAGGTCTAAGTGCAATACTTGCTTCAGCATTAATTGCAGCCTGCAGTGCTTGTGCCCTGATTTTATTACGTGCTGCAACATCACTTAGTTTAGCACTTTCCCTGCTGAATTCAAACCCAACTTGATCTATAATCAACTGTTGGTTCATTTTAAAGAACTCTTGATCAGTTGCTTCAGTATCAAACATAAGCTTGTCAACAATAGCAGCTTGAAGTGCGCCACTTTCTGCTAGCATACCTTGGATATTTTTAGCAGCACTACGTCCAGATACACCACGAGCTTGTGCTGCACCAATAGCCTTTTGAGCTTCAATCCTAGCTTTCTGTGCTTCAACAACTGCACCTGCTTTTGCTGCACGTTTCTTTAGACCAACACCAGCTGCAGCTGCACCGTAATTTAGAAGTGTTTGAGTTTCATCTAATGCTAAACCAATCAGCTGTTCATGGTACAATCTGTCTTGATCGGTGAGAGCAGACTGTTGTGCAAGTTGGTTAAAACTTTGCTGCTGCAATGCACGCGAAACTGACTGATCATATATTCGACTAGCTTGGGAAAATTCGTAAGCACGAATACCCATTTCATAGTTATAACGCTGAACAGCCTGTTCGTCTCGGTACCGAAGATTAGCCTCATTGTTAATCTTTGCAATTTCAAGACCCTCTACCGCAAAGTCATATTGCCGTAGAGCTTCGCCACCCAATTTTTTTCCTTTATCTACGTCTCCATATTGGAATTCGTAGACTTTTTCGTTATATTCATTTTGGCGGTCAGCTGCAGCTGCAGCAGCCTTATTTCTAGAATAAGCGCCACCAGTAAATAAATCTTGAAAAAAACTCATACTCAGACCCTCCTATAGAAACGTGGTGTGTAGTTACCTTCCCACATCATAGCATTTACTGCCACAGGAAACGGTGAATTGTTAAACATTTTTAATCTAAAATTTTCTGTACGTTGATGGATGGGAACGGTAAACACGTTTTCATTATCAAGTGGCACATCGTTGGCTAGATAAGTGTTAGCCTCAGCTGTCGGTTGAACGCTAAACCACTCTTTAATAAATAGTTTGATCTTTGCATTATTAGCAGGCGCTGAGCTAAAGACAATAGTTGTGTCGTTAGTAAAACTAAATCCGGTCTGATTAACACCATCAATAGTCACTTGTACATCAGATCTATCTACATAATCCAAGTCACGTTTTCTAAACGTATAAGTAGTAGTCGAACCATCACCAGTAAAGTCAACCTCATATGGTAGTCTACCGGTTTGTTGCAGCTTAAAGCTCATCATACCAGACAAACCAACAGCAAACTTCATACGTGAAATGGTTAGGTTAGCTGTAAAATCAGTTACCTTAGGATCTGGTCTGTAGTAAGTTCTAGGTAGTTCAACATCAAAGTTATACTTAAACCCTACAACAACGTCAGATGCAACACCACTCAAGTCCTTGTTAGCTACACTAAAGAAAGGACCAGTACCATCACTACCTCGTTCTGGTGTAACAGTAAAGCCTGATTCAACAAATGTACCAGAACTTGTATTACCTTTAATTACAATAATAGGTGTCAAGGCAGACACATCATTATAAGGCAGGTAGCATTTAGAAAGTTTATTGACTGAATCATAGACAACACTAGAAGCAGTTGCATACAGGTCTACAGAAGGGTTAACCTTTTGACCTTGGTTGTTTACAATAATAGCCTGCTCCGGGCTTTGACTGAGTGCAGCTTTAGATAGTACAAACTGATTACCTTGCTTAGTAACAGCGTACATATCATCAGAGTTAGTTTCAATAAACTGTACTGTACCAGGCATCAACCAACTAACCCAAGATTCCATCAAATTTTCCTTACCATCGTTGTAGTAACGGAAAAGATAAACCTCTTTCAACGATTGACCTGCCATGGCAATCAATGAGTTTTGTGGGCTTGAAATAAGTTGATCAATGTCGGGGGAGATCCACTCTTTAACAATTCTAGACAAATCAATAACTTGAGGGTTTTCTTGCTGACCCCGTGTTATCATACTAAAGACCCTAGAATAACCAGGAGTCTTAGAGATAAAATTGATATACGTACCGGAATCAACAGGTTCAACCCTTTTATCCATCTCATAGTTGGATATAATCCTGATAGCAGTCAGTCCAGGAACAAGCACACCAGCATCAGCAAACATGATAAACTGTTGATTTTCTGAGAACAGGATAATACCCTGTGCTGTAGGAATCACTGCTTGAAGAGATGTTGGCTTAGTTGACGAACAACTGATGTCAATAGGGTCAGAGTTAATAGCAAATTGAGCTGACTTAAAATAAAAATTATAGAAGTCTCCAGACTGACTCATGATTACATTGTCCTTAGACAAGAAACCAAGCCTGTTGTTATGGAAAAATCCAGCAGAAATAGTATTGTTGTAGAAACTAGGATGAGGGTTAGTATCATTGTCCCCTACAAGCCTATTCTCATATCCAATCTTTCGGAATACAAAAGTATCTACTGCAGTGTTGATAAGCTCATGTGGCATTGTTGCAGTATCAAGCCCTGGCGAAACACCTGGATTGATAGTCTCTTCCCAGTAACCTTCACCAGACACACCATCATGCGCTTCAAACTTTGCCCAATATGTGTCAGAAGTGGAGTTTGTGTTAACGATTTTAACAATACGCCCATGGATGGATTTAATAGGCAAGTCACTTACAGTTGCAACTTCATCTTCTACAACTGTCATACCTTTATTATCAACACCACCCTCAGCATGGATATCCATAGCAATAGTGCTAGAAAGCTCCAAAGAGTTAGCAAGTTTAGTGACAGTTATCTGAGCATGGTCGCCCGTCATGGCATTAATATCAGTTTCTAAATCAGTTAGAATTGTATTAACGTCAGCTGAACTAGGAGTTGTGTAAGTAGCAGTTTGAGTTACACCGTTAATTTTAATTTCAACTGTATAGGTAGTTGAGGAGGTTACATATTGAACTTCAATTGAAGCCTTCAGGTGTGGTGTAAAAGTAGGTGCTGCCTGTTGACCTACAGTAACGCTGCTATTAATAATAATAGAAGTATCTTGAACTGTGATAATTTTATAATTATCTTTAGTAGTACCAAGATAACCTGTACCATCTGGATAAGTAACAGTACAAGTATTACCGCTTACGGCATTCCAGATATTGATGCTTGTACCTTTGATGACACCTACATATTCTTCGTCATCATCACGTCTAATATAAAACCACTTACCATCGTCGTAAGTAGTACCAGTCCCTAGGTTTGCAATATGTTTGAACCCAGGTCGTTTAGTTAGACCATACGTTGCATCAGGGAATCCGTTGTAGCACTCACGGACTTGGCCTGGCAACATTTTGTCATCTGATTGTTTTGATACGCCACCAAGGTAGCTCCCGATCCGTTGAGTAACTGCAGCCATTTATCGATAAAGTGCGTTGTATGGTTTGTAACTTGTGTATCTGTTTGTGTTACCTGAATGACCAAAGTATGTATAGTCACCCTGATTACACTCGTATTCCATTGCCATAGCTCTAGCAAAAACTTCTTTTTGTTGTAAGATTTGGTATTGGTTACCATCTCCAACAATACGACTAGAAACAATAGAAGCAGTACGGGCAGTAATAAAATCAGCAATAGGTGTGGGCAGATCAATCCAGTCAAACAACCAGGTGATGTCACACTCTACTTTTTCAGTAAACGTATAGGTATGATTAGCTTTATCGTAAAGCTTACCATTACGTCTGATTACATCTTTATCCATGTTAGCAGAGTTTTCCGTCAGGTCAATCTGCAAAACATTATTAGGAATAAGGATTTCGTTATTAACGTCAGGAGTCATATCATAATGATACTCCTTATTAAATGACCACCCCTCAGCCTGTACTTCCCTAGAGACTTCTTGCAAAGTCTGATAGGCAATCGCAACGTCCGGGTTGGTTTGATCTAGGGTAGTAACAGGTGCTTGACCACATGACTGCAAAATCTGATTTACAGCAGGAAGCTCCTCTGTTGCATTAGTGGTAGGAAATGCCATTGATTATCATTCTCAATAAGGAATTAAAAAAAAGGAGCCCCCGAAGAGGCTCCCGAAATAAATATCAGAATGCAGAAGGTGCAGTAGCACCCACGTACAGCTCAACGGCTGCAGCAGGATTCAGATAGTCAGCGCCGCAAGCGAGGCGGCCGAGCATCACGTCGCCTTGGTAGACCACGGACACATCGCCACTGGTCACTTGGACCTGAGGACCGATTGCTTCAACCATACCGGCTGCTTCTTTCTGGAAGATAAGACCACAGGACTTGCTACCGACTTCAGCAGCAGTACCGTAGTCGTTGTTGATTCCAGTCTGAGCACCGGAAGCATCTTCCAGGGACTCACCCACGAAAGAACCGGTGTTACCAGGAGAGGTTTGACCGGTGGTGCCGC